GGAGGAGTTTACGAAAACCCCTGGCTATATGAGGGTAAACCTTTTACTTCTGACGACATTGGCGATTTCTTCGGTTACGTCTACCTCATTACTAATAAGACAACAGGTAAAAAGTACATCGGCAGAAAGTATTTCGTACAGAAACGGAAGCCTAAGGGAGGCAAGAGAAGAGTCACTAGCGAATCAGATTGGAAGAAATATTATGGATCGTCCCCCGAACTCAAAGCCGACGTATCCGCCTACGGAAAGGAGAATTTTTCAAGAGAGATCCTGTCTCTCCATACAACTCTGGGGAAAACCAACTATGAGGAGACCAGACAATTGTTTATCAATGATGTCCTAACAGAGGCTCTTGACAACGGAGAGCCTGCATATTATAATAGTAATGTTCTAGGACGATACTATAGAAAAGACTACTTCTATTAATGATTATGTGGAATATCTGACTAATCTAGGTGTGGATAACATACCTCACAGAGAGTCTGATCTTCTTTCACATTCTATAAGAGTGGCTAGTATGTTACATTCTTATGATAGACCTATTGAAGAACAAGTAGCTGGTCTTTTTCATTCAGTATATGGCACTGAATTTCAGATGTACAAAATTAATGTTACACGAAAAGAAATTCAATCCTTAATTGGAAATAAGTCGGAATACATTGCCAACTTATTCTGCACTCTAGAGGATAGAGTTAATAGTATACTGTATGGTAGAGGACTAAAAGAACCAGACAAGACAACTCTGAGGTGGTTGGAATATTGTAACATCAAAGATCAAGATCCCACTGCTGTTATACTAAAGGAGTTTGAGATTGTCTTGCATATATAATACACATAGAATTTTGGAAACAGATGAATTTAGTACCTAATGCTGAACTCTTCTTTGTAGAGAAGAAAAAACTTGTCAGAAAATCTACTCATGACTTATTTGCTGGCAAGGATGTTCTTGTTATAGGAATTAACGGAGCATTTTTACCAACTGATGAACAGATGGTTAAGGAATACGAAAAGTTATATCTACATTTTAAAGATACAACACTTGTTGGAGCTCCAACTGATGCAACTCATATTGATGACATCTATTTTGTTAGTATGAATGATCCATATGTAATGGAAGCATGGTGGAAGAAAATGAAGATTAAAAATTGTAAGTATTTGGCAGATGGAAGTGGAGCTTTCACTCTTAGATTAGATCAACAAGGAGGAATGACACCTGGCCAAACTGTTGTTGAAATGTATAATAAAGGATATGGAAAAAGATCTTGGCGTTATGTTTTATTGATGGAAAACAATTGTCAGATGTGTTATGTAGAGGAAGAAACTCCAGAAGAGGTAAGCACTAGAGATAACATGGCAGAAGATCTATATGATCTTACTAAACCAGAAGCAGCATTAGAAATGCTTAGAGCTAGACAACAGAAAGGACACATTGAAGAATTAAATAAGGCTTCTCAAGGAGAAGACTTTGTTCCACTCGTAGATGTAGGACAAGATCCTAATAATAATAGATCAAAGATAGCAGAAAAAGTATCTGATCGCATAGGTCTTTAGAATGAAACTCATAAGTCTGAAATATCTGGAGGAAAATTTTAATGAGGTTCTTAACCAAGCTCAGGCTGGTGAGAGTTTCTTATTAGATACTCCAGATGGTCAGATAGCATTGGTTCCAGATAAAGATATTTTGAAACCAGTTATTGATTCTGGCCAGGCAAAAGATATAGAATATATGTGGAACCATGATGATGGTGCTTGACTTATCAATACAAAGAGAGTATAATAAAGTATATACAATTTTATTATGATTGAAGTACTTGTACAGAATGATCCATACAGGTATGTAAAGATGCCTGATCCACTTGAGAATGGCCAACCAGACTATCGTATTCAAAAGTGGAATAATTATAATGGTTACAAGGACATGTATCTTTGTGACAACTTCATGCAATTCAAAACTGCTATAGATGACTTTGAATATACGAAGTGGTTAGACCCTGCTGGAGTTCCTTGTTACGTTAAGGATGACTGAAGAACCATCAAACCTAGAGAAGGCAAAATTTTTCTCAAAGACAGCGTACGATATATTAAAAGGTTTTGTCTCTAATGGGAATCTAATGGTTCCCCCAGAGGTAAAAAAAGCTAGAATAGATATATGTAGAGAGTGTAATAGATTTGATGAGGAACGTCACTTATGTAAAGAGTGTGGTTGCTTCTTAGTTAATAAAGTTAGATTCACAGCCTCTTCATGCCCCTTACAATACTGGTGACTAAATGGATGAACCCAATTTTGATATAAAAGATTTTATAGGCATCTTTCCTGATGGTGTCAATCCAGACTTCTGTGATTATTTGGTAGACTATATGAGCCAGTCTTCGCATGTTATGGGTGGAAGAAATTATACACATGTTAAAGATAAACAAATTTGTTTAGATGCTTTTTCGCCTGGTGAATCTAAAACTTTAATGGAGTTTGTAAATGGTTGTTTATATTATTATATCAATGAGTTTTCATATCTAACTAACTTTAATTATGTGAGTGCTGTTGTTCTCTTACAAAAAACAGTAGCGACTCAAGGTTATCATATGTTTCATGGAGAAAATATAAATTGGAATTTACATACCAGAACTATGGCGTGGATGGTATATTTGAATGATGTTGAAGAGGGTGGAGAGACAGAGTTTTTATATCAACAACTTAAAATAAAACCAAAGAAAGGAACTGTTGTAATATGGCCTGGAAGTTACACTCACTTACATAGAGGCAATCCTCCTATGAGTGATAAGTATATTGCTACTGGTTGGTATCAAGGTTCTATAGGTTTGTCTCAGGTAAACACCGCAGGGATTAATGACAAACAATATATGGACAGTATGAAGAGCGGCGAATGAAAGTATTAGTTACAGGTCACAAAGGTTTTATTGGCAGTCATGTCTTTGATTTTCTGAGTGACATCTTTGATGTTGATGGACTAGACAGACCAGATGATATAGAAAACTTTGTAGACGTTGGGTGTGCAGACTATGATATTATAATTCATCTTGCTGCCTATGCTGCACTCAGAGATAGTGTAGACAATCCTGATAAATTCTGGGAGAACAACGTTGAAAAATCTAAACCCATATTTGATTATTGTAGAAAGTATAATACTAGGTTGTTGTATGCAAGTTCTGCTGGTGCATATGGTTGGTGGCAGAACCCCTATGCCATGACAAAGAAAGTAAATGAACTCATGGCTCCACCTAACAGTGTGGGTATGAGGTTTTTTAATGTCTGGGCAGAGGAAGGTAGTAGAGATGATATGTTATATGAAATGTTGAAACAAGGAACTGCAAAGTATATCACAAGACATGAGAGAGATTGGGTTCATGTATTAGATGTTGTCAGAGCGATTGCAACTTTGATTCCTACCACTTATACAGGAACAATAGATGTAGGAACAGGACAGATGACTTCTGTTATAGATCTTGCCAATGCCATGGGTATGGGTCATCTTCCTATCAAGGAGGACACACCCAACGAACCTACTACATTATGTGCAGATGTCATGCCTTTGATGGAGCTAGGATGGTTTCCAACTGTGAATATTTTGGATACGGTCATTGCGAAAACAGTGAGTGTGTGATACACTAAATAAGTTGAAGTTTATTTAAAACTTGTATGAATAAGAAGACAGCACTAGTATTGGGTGCAGGCGGCTTCATAGGAAGTCACATGGTAAAACGTTTACGATCAGAAGGGTATTGGGTTCGTGGCGTAGATTTAAAGTACCCCGACTTTACTGAGAGTGCTGCAGACGAGTTCATTCAAGGTGACTTAAGAGAAGTAGGTTTAGTTGCAAGAGTGTTAGATGTTGAAGGAGGTTCTTTTGATGAGATCTATCAGTTTGCTGCAGACATGGGTGGAGCTGGTTACATCTTTACTGATGAACACTCTGCTGATATCATGCACAACTCTGCTTCAATCAACCTCAATGTATTGAACGAACAGGTTCAACTCAATAGACTACTTGGTGTAAATAAAACTAAGATATTCTATTCTAGTTCTGCGTGTATGTACCCAGAACATAATCAACTTGATCCTAACAACCCAGATTGTCGTGAAGAATCCGCTTACCCTGCTAACCCTGACTCCGAATATGGATGGGAAAAACTCTTCTCGGAAAGATTATATCTCGCTTATAACCGTAACTATAATATACCTGTTTGCGTTGCTCGCTACCATAACATTTTCGGCCCCGAAGGAACATGGGATGGAGGAAAAGAAAAGGCTCCAGCAGCTATCTGCCGCAAGGTTGCGTTACTCCCAGCAGTGGGAGGAGCGATTGAGGTGTGGGGTGATGGCTTGCAGACAAGATCCTTCCTCTTCATCGACGAATGTATTGAAGCAAC